GTTTTACGCCTGTTAATTACTTATTAAATCGGATTTAAGTAATTAAACAAACGAAATGAAAACGGTGCCCATTGTGACCAAGTCACTGTCTAACGAGACCATCAAAAGACAGTCTGGTTGCAACCCAGTCCCCGGAGGGTCCGGGGGTAGCAACTTTCACGTCAGTAAAGTTGTTACGATCGCCGATCGCACTGACGCTGTGGTTCAAGGACTAATTGTTCTGCTCCAACTTCAAGGAGCGAGTCCCTTTGTAGTTAATCAAATTCAAGATCAAATTGAATACTACTTGAACGGAGTTAAAGATGAGCTGGCCTGGATAAAGAGATGTAAGTACATTCTTTGCCTACCACTTGCCCAGTATCTCCATTGCGAACCACCACCATGCCCAGATGCCCCTTTTTGTTTCAAAGGCATTGCTGGAAGATGGGTACGGAACCGTTTAAATGTTTATAATCAGAAGAATACCTTTCTTTGGTATTCATGGTTCCAGGCGAAAAGATGTACTCTGGTATGTTCTAACCAATTCGTGGAAAAAACATATGATGAGCACTTTGATTCGTTGACCCAGGAGGATCCCGGGAATGATTTTGCTATCGATGCTGCCTTTAACAACCCTGCTTTCTTTTCCACCTTGAAGAAGGTTCGGAAAGAGATGATGCGGGAGTTGGAGGTCCATCCCAGTTTTCTGGAATATCACCCAAGTGTGTCGGCCTGTTTTGAGGCGACTCGTCTACTCGGGGGGCAGTTCGCTGCTCTTCGACGGCTTGTCTGTCAAACAAGTGTCGACCTTGACGAGGTGAAAGAAGGCTTGGAATGGACGTATTTTACAACAGAGCTCCATTCGATGGTTGATTGTTCAAGGGTCCTCGGATCTTCCCTGAAGGTCTTTGAAGTGAGGCAGCCCTGTGGGTGGGAGGATTGGACAGATCTCTTGGAACAGAGAGACGAGCTATTCCTCGACCGACCCCTCAATGCGGCCATTAAGGGTGTTCTTGAACCCCTAAAGGTCCGTGTTATTTCCAAAGGGGAATGCGTGCCGTATTATAGCCATATTCGCGTTCAAAAAGCGATTCATGGCGTTATGAGAAAGATACCCTGTTTCCGTCTTATCGGACGACCCCTCTCACCTACTGACTTAGTAGGTCTTAAGGAGAGAGCCCGGACGACGGATGAGTGGTTTTCTATTGATTATTCGGCCGCTACGGATGGCTTGAGCTGGAAGTTTTCCGGCATGATTCTTCGCTTTTTGACGGCAAAGTTGCCAGAGAAGGATCAACTGTCCTGTGAAAGAGTTCTCGGTCCACACACCTTGTGGTATCCTGACCCTAACCGGAAAGGAGAATATTATGAGAGGGGGACGCAGACAAATGGCCAACTAATGGGTTCCATTTTGTCATTCCCGATTCTATGTCTTGCAAATTTGGCGACATACCTCTTGACAATGTCTCAGATTCACCATGAGGAAGAGACAAGTGTGGATGATCGTTTGGAGGGGGTTTTGGTTAATGGGGATGACATGGTCTACCCAGCCCCCCGTGAACTCTGGGAGAAGCATGTGAGGATTGGCCGTGACCTTGGCCTAAGAATGTCGGTGGGAAAAGCATACCACCATCCTCGTTATGCGAATATAAATTCCACTAGTGTTGATTATAATATTAGTGCGAAGAATTCAACACCGACCCAAATTGAATATTTAAATTTGGGTTTGCTCTTCGGATCTGAGGTCCAAAAAAAGAAGACAGCAGGTGAGGTTTCTCAAGGTGTTCTTTCTAGCCTTGGGAAACTCTTGGAGACCTGTCGGAATGAGACAATGAAAAAAGATGTCCTTTCACTCTTTCTTGAGAAGCATGTGGATGCTATCCGGAAGGAGTCGTCAGCTACCGTGGTCTACCCGAAAGGGAAAGAAGGACCATATCAAAGGAACCTCTTCCTAGCATCTTGCTATGGAGGTATGGGGATCAGATCCCCAGTAGGCTGGCGATATAAGATCAAACCCTTTGATCGGGTGATCGCAAAAAATTGTCTCCGCCCCGACGTTGACTATAGTTCAAGTCCTCTCCCCGGCTTTCCTCCTCGTGAGGAGCCTAATGTCAACTGTCCATGGTGGAAGCCGGACCCATGTCCAGACTCCACCTTCATAATAAGGGATCTTGGAAAAATGCCCAAAGGTGTTAATTTAACCCTTCAAGTAGAACCCTACGTCCCCAATCGTGGGGTGTTCTTGTTCAAAAAGCCTGATCCGGGCTATAAAAAGGAATGGGGTTTCACATTTAAATTGCCCAAAATCGGTGTCGAGATCGACCCGGAGCAATCTTCCAAATGTACCCTTGAGGATGATGGTCTTGGCAGACCAAGGTTTATCGGGTTAACGCCCTTTTCTAATCCCTCTCTGCCGTGGCAATATTCCTTTTGGGAAGGCAGATGGCATGTCATGCACCTCACAGAAAAAGAGGTTTCGATGTCATTTGTCAGGAGGAAGAAGGCCCTCGAGGTCTTATCGTGTTCGGAGGACAACGAGTCCCCGACCGACTCAATAATTCCGTGCTAAGTGACCCTCTTCGGGAGGGAGGTTGGAACACAGTGGCTTCGGCCCGACGTACTTCGGTACGGGATTCCCTCCCTCCGTGACGGAGAGCTACATCTAAATGCCAAGAGACTGCACGGGTGAGCCCAGATCCAATCTGCTATAGGGATATAGTGGATTTCAGGATCCCCATTGGGTTGTGTGAGATGTACAGTCCCGTGACTCTGCGGGATCCCATACAAGAGAACTGGCTGATAAAAGCGAAAGACGCTATTGGCCTTTTAACTACGAATTCTTTAACCCAGCAAAACCTCGGACATTCACGAGGTTCGACGATACAGTCCCCCCAAGAGCTTCTTTTCAGAAAGAGACTCGTAAGACTCCCATCGATAGATTGGAGTCACAGCTCAAAGATACAGGAATACTTCCCTTTGAGAGCGAAAATATCCCCCACATGAGTGGTCAAGCTCAGAAACAGGCTTCACGCCCTAGAAAAGCGAAAGGAAAGATGGCTGCCCGAAAGAGGGCCCAAAATGTACAAGGAAACCGGAACCCTAGAGCCCCTAGTGTCTCACTTGCCAGTGGTCAGTACCCTACGATGAAAGATACCTTATCGGATTCTCTCACCATAAGTGCACCGACTAGCAAGAGTAACCTAGTCCGCTCGGGGAGGCCGAACCTCCAGTACGCCGCCAACGGTGATTGTCGAATTCGTCACCGGGAATTCCTTGCCGACATTAGCGGCTCCGTCGCTTTCGGTATCACTACTTTTCCAGTGAACCCAGGTCTGAATGGCAGTTTTCCATGGTTAAGCCGGATTGCCGGGAACTATGAGAGCTACCAGTTCAATGATCTCCGTTTCTCTTACGGTACCGAGGCTTCAACAGCATCTACCGGTACCCTCATACTGACAGTCGATTATGACCCGTCAGATTCCGCGCCTACGACTAAGACCCAGGCCCTTGCCTATAGGGGGTCAGTGAGGTCGAGTCCGTGGATGCCACTCGTTCATTGCAGCATCAGGGAGGATATCTCCAAGAGAAAGTCCTACTACGTACGGGCCGGTGGCCTTTCAACCGGTCTAGATGTAACACTGTATGACACTGCGAATCTCTATGCCATAACACAAGGCCAGGGGGCTGCAACCGTGATCGGTGAGCTTTGGGTAGAGTATGATGTCCGCTTGATGACACCTCGCGCTCTCAGCGCTGGAGGTGGAAACGCCGTCTGGTCCAGATATAGTCAGGGAGCTGACAATGTTACCCCCGTTGTTTACAACGCTGGTAACTTGCCGGCTACCTTCGTCTCTACTGGAACTACTGCAAGTCTTACAACTTGGACCTTTACACAGCCGTGGCAGGGATCTCTTTCCTGCTTCGTCGCTGGTACTGGACTAACGACCATTACCCTTGGTGGGACGGCCGCTAATTCCAATTTGGGAACAGTTGTAAGTTCGACTGGTGGTACTATTTCGGCTCGTGCAGAGTTGAATGTGAACCAGGGACAGACGGTTGCACTGACCATTAACAATACAACATTGGCCAGTGCGGGTACAGCGGGCTTCAGCTTTACCCAGGGCTTCGGTGCCTATCAATAAACGAAGGTACCGAGGGGTTGTGTGCACATAGGATGTTACCCAGGCTTGGGTACAGCTCCTTTTAGTATGTGTGCAAGGTCTCTGCGAATTCAGGATAGGATAAAGTGAGGAATTGATAGCTAGACTATCGTTGTGTGCTGGTCTTTCTACTGGCACTCTCTTCCTCGGTTCCATGTCTACGGGCCGCTTCGGCACTCCGTAGGTCCTATGGTCGCAGAACAC